ACCCGCAATCGCCATCGCGAAGGATCGCTATCACCGCGAGTTGAAGCAGCGTGACGAAATCATGTTTGCGCAGGAAATCGCAACCCCTGCACCAGTTGCGCCAGTAACGCTCGACTTGCTCATCAACTTCCCTGTCGCCCGTGCGGGCTTGGTAGGTGAGGCGTCCGGAAACATAGGTTGCAAACTTCAAGAGCAGCGAGCGAACCGGAGGGAAATTGTCTGCGAGATCGCGGGCGGCGCGAATAAGTTTGTAGCGTTCTGCTGTGCCTGCGGTGTCTTCTGCCCCGCTGATATTGCGCGAGATGCCGCGCTTGGTGGAGTCAAGCGCCGAATCGAATCGCCCGAAGTTGCGAAGTTTCTCCTGCGAGATCATTCGCGACATCGCCGCCTTGGGCGAAACAACCGCAAGTGCTTTAGTGATGAAATCTTGTTTCATGGATATTGTGTCGGGAATGCTGTAACAACTCTTTTTACTCTGGTTCCCCGTGCGTTGTCAATGGCAGCTTGGAGTTCCTTGATCGTTTGCGCGACTTCGCCAAGATTGGCGCGGGTGAACGAGCGGCCTGCGATGCTGTAACTTGCGCCTGCCACGGCTATTGCTTCCAAGCAGGCGATGAACTGCGTTTGCAGACTTTGCAGCGTGGCGAGCGGCAGGCCGAAGTAGGATTTGGAAAGTGCCATTGTTTGGTGCGTTGTGTCAATTCTCGCCAACCGGCAGCACTCCGGCAAGCATGGCCGATGCAAGCGCGATACATTCGCAATCCCAGAGATGGTTGGGCCGCCCGCCGATCTTTACCCACCGGGCTTCAACTTGTTTTGTTTTCGCGTTCACGATGTCTTTCTTCATTTCGGAAAGCATGTGCTTGCGGTAATCTTCCGACACATCTCTCGGCACTTCCCATTTCGGCGCGGCTCCAGGTTGGCGAAGGCTGGCGAGCTTGTCTTTGATCCCTTCGTTGCTGAAGAAGAAATAGAAGGCGCGAAGGTTGTCGCTGCCGGCCACGGCGGTTTCGATCTTGGAAACAAACTTCTTCACGCGCCTGCTGCCATCCATGTGGTAAAATCCATCTTGCCCCGATCCGTGCGATGCCGTCCAGCCGTTGCGTGCGCATCGCTCGTAAACAAGCGCAGTATCGAAGCCAGCATCCACCACCACGGCGCGGGGATGGACTTGGTATTGCATCGCCATCGACTCGATCATCTCCCAAGTCAATACCTTGGCTTCCGCCAAAAGCATCGAACTGCCATCTGCGCGGAAGGCGCGAATAACCACGAACTGATGGTCTCTCTGCACATCGACGGATAAGAACCTCCGATGCTCGCCATCGATCTTTTGCCCGTCAATGAAGTCTGCCTTGGAATAGTCGCCAGTGGAGATTTCTGGCAAGCTACTTGTCACTTCCTCTTGCCACACCTGCGCTTTGCGTTTCTGAACGAATTGCTTGAGCGGTTCCAGATTCCCAGCGTGCTTGGATTCCTGCGCCTCGATCCATTCGCGAACGATGCTAAACCAAGGAATCCACCACACGGCGTAGGCAGGGAACTCGAACGATCGATGCCCACGAATCGGGTGCGGGTTCAGAGCGCGGTAACTGGCGCTCGTTGACAGCTGCCTGCGAATCGCGGCGGTATCGGAGTAGGCAGCGTGACACGCAGGGCACTCCATGCGGATCGAGTCTTGAACTTTGTCCCACAGCACTTCACCCGTTTCATTCTTCGCGACATCGTATTTAATGTCATCAAACATGTAACGATTCCACGATCCGCAGCCACACTGCCATCCCCAGACTTCCCGCGTCCCGCTTTCCCACTCGGCATCGGCCTCGTGATCGCTGTCCCAGCCCTGCGAGACGAGAATGGTTTTCCGGTTCCAGCGATCGTGATGGCGGGCCTTTAGCTCGCGGATCATCCCGTGCTTCCAGCGCCACACTTCATCCCCGATGCAATAGCGCATGGATTTCTCTTGCAGGTTCGTCATGTTCGCCCCGCCAGCAAACAAAACCATATGCGGGAAGAAAATCGTGGTTTTTCTTAAGGCGTGGCGATCTTCAGGAAACAATTCTCTCACAGGTGCGCACTCACGAAATATCGGGAGCAAGCGCGATTCTGTCCAATCTTTCACCATGTCATCTGTTTGGCCCACGAAGAGCGTAGGGCCGGGCTTCTGGCCGACTATGTAACATGCCAGAGTCTCCATCGTTGTCGTTTTTGATCCTCCGGTGCAAGCGCGCAGAAAGATTTGAGTTGTCTCATCATCGCTCATTGCTAACAGCGGCTCTTGCATCCACGGCGCGACATTCCTGTCAAACTTTGACGCCCGATCCGAATTAGGGAAATTCACATGGGCCTCAGCCCAATCCAAGATCGTGCCTTCATAGGCCAACTTGATCCCGTCTCTGATGCCTGATGCGAGCGGGTTCATGGCTTCATCCCAAATGCCTTCATCAATGTCTCCACGCTCGGCGAGCTATATTCTTTCGGCGCGCAAGGCTCTTCGTCGCCATCATAAAAGGCCGTGTCCCATGTGACATCGAACATCTTGCGTAGGCCTTTTGTAGTGAGCGCGATCTCGCCCTCCTCGGCGAATTTTGGGTTCTTGCGGCAATATATCGCCCAGAGCGACGATTTAGTCATAGCTTCGGCATTCCTTCACCATCTTGTCGATTGCGGCCTTGAGCGCCGGCCACTCGTGCGGGTCGATCTTGATCACGCCCGGCTCGGCATCGTCTGGCGATTGCGTAATTTTTAAGAACTCGCCACCGCATTCATCAACAATCTCGATCTCGGTTGTGCCTTCGTGGAATATCGGTTCACCCTTCACGCACACAGCAATCTTCAATGTTCGCGTTTCGTATGTCACACCAAGTCGGGGAGCTTGCGTTCTTCTTTGGCTTGATAGATGAGTTGCGCCACGCGCTCAAGCGTGTAAGGGCATGCATCCATTCGCTTTGTTTCGTATTTGTCTTCAGCCTCGTTATAAACTTCAGCATTGAATTGCAAATATTCGCCGCCGCCATGTTTAAGGTAACTGCGGATTTCGTTAGTAATGTCATCGATGAGCAGCAAGGCATCAAGCCCCGCCAAGGCGTATGCATGATCATCGCGGTCTTCTGGTAGGTTGAATTCAAGGATTGCTTTCATTATTTTAATTTGGGTTTGTTTCATAGTTTCTCAAGTTCCTCTCTGATCTCACTCAATATCTGCTGCGTGCGCTCGTGCAACTTCTTTCGCAGTTCGGCTTCGCCCAGGCCCGCCAGCGCGCCGCTGGCATCGTTGACGAGGGCTGCGAGTTTGGCGGAGAAGATTGCGCCGATGCGGATGCCGCTTTCTTTCACTGCCGTCACTTCCACAAGTTCCCCGCGATCCTGTGCGATCTTGAGCCGAAGCCTTTCGCTTTCGAGAACGAGCTTCTGAAGCCGCGCATCGTTGAGTGAAGCCGGTGCGTTTTGGCCGTTGCCGTTCGCTGCCAAATAATCTTCCCGCCACTTGGTTGCCTTCGCGATATCATCCATCGGGCATCCGAGCTTTGCCCATTTTGCAACAGCGCCTTGGGTCATTCCCCAAGCGCGGGCGATAGCGTTCTGGCCGGTTGAAGATCGCGGGCGTCCGGCCATTTTCAATTACCTTGTGTAAATTGTTTATTCATAAGGGAGGGAAACGAGTTTGGTTACCCGCATGGATTGAATTTTTGCGGAAGCCTTCTAATTTTTTCCAAAAAATTTTTGAAAAATTTTTTTCGGAAATTTTTTTTTGAAAATATTTTTCCATTTTTTATTTTTCAAAAAATTTTTCGCGCTCAAAAAACTTTTCAGCATTTTGTAAACTCACAAAGTTTCATAAAGCTCCACAATCGGCTTCAGCGCGAGTTTCACATTCGTCCGCTCATCCACCCGCCATTCGGCCACAGGACGAGAATTAAACAGTTCAACGAGGCCGCGATTGAGCTTCCCTGCATAACTCAACCAGTGGTTCGGCGCGCCCGTGGTTCTCTCGGGATCATGCTCGCTGCGGTTGGCCGAGCCTGGCGGTGGCAGCAACCCACAGAACTGTGCGCCTACCTTAGCAATGTCCTGCGGCCAGAGTTCCAGTTCAAGCTGCTCACGGTTACGAGCAAGGAACACGGCCTTGTCTGCATCGGCAAGCGGGATACCGAGCGAAACGATCCACTCGCCCTTCGGCCCCCGGACATGTTCCCTGCCCATAAGCAGCATCTGCCCACAGTCGGCCATGGCAAGCACGGCATCCCGTGCGGCGTCCTTTGCTGTGGCAGCGAGATGCTGCGCCAGCGTGTATTGTTCTTTTGCTCTTTGCTCTATCGCTTCAAGCGTGAGCGTTGCTGTTTGTTGTTCTACGATTTCCATTTGTCAGTTTGTATGTTTCTTTTGCTTCCTCTGATTTGAGGGCCGGTGACGGTGGAAGCCCCGTCTCAGCCAGAAAGTCGCAGGCTATTTTACTGATCGCCTGCTTAGTGCAGCCCAGGTGCCTAGCGGCTTCAAGCATCGACATGCCTGCCGTCAATGGATGGCCCAGCGCATAGGCCACGCCCCAGAGCGTTTTGCTGCGGCTATAACCGTGGTCGCTAAAAAAGGTGATGAAGCGATTGAGCGTCCCCATCAGCCGCTCGCTTGCTTGGCGGTATGCCGACAGGGGGGCTTCGGTAGGGAACAACCGCACACCTTGCAACGCATCAGCTTCACCATCACACACCGCCGCAAAATCAATTTCGTATGACGCTTCGTCGTAATCACTCGCGTCTCGGGGTTCGTGGCGGCTCATGTTTGTTGAAAGTTCTTATCGGTTTTTTCAACCTGTGTCAAGTGCCACATGCTGCAATGTTCGCACAAGTGGGCACGCAGGCTTTCTTTGTTTACGCGCTTGCGCCGGGCTTGCCAAGCATAAAATGCCGTGGGGTATTTTTTGTGCAGGGTGTGGCGGCACAGGCCGGTAAGCACCGGCACTTCCCTGCTCGTGAACTTGTGGCCGTTTGCACACACCCTGCGCCGGCGGGTGGAGCCGTCAAGTTGTTCTCGCGAGTCGCAAACTATGGTTTGGGTTTTGCAGGCTGGGCAGTTCATTTGGGAATTATTGTTTCTCAATGTGGCGTTCTTCAAACCGGCTGATGTCGCCGCGCATGTAGAGCGAAACGATCTTGTCCCGCTCACCCGAGCGGTTCTTTTCAATACGAAGGATTGGGCCGTCTTCGTTTGGCACGATCAGCCACACATGATCGGCATGGTGGCCGATGGCGCGGCTTTCGCGCAAGCGCCCGTCTTCGTTGAGTTGCGAAGCCGTGGCAACGGCAATGTTAAGCGTAAGGGCAAGCGCCTTGAGTCGCCGGGTGATTTCAGAAACATGCTGCTCGCGCGTTTCGTTCTTTGCCAAGTCGCGAAGGTGAACAAGCTGGATGTAGTCGAGAACGAGAAAGTCGAGTTTGTCTTTTGAGCGTAGCTCACGCGCGCACCCTTCGATGGATTCCCAATCGCCATAGCCGCCTTCGATCTGAAGCGGAAACTGGCTTAACTGCGTGATGCCTGCCGTCACCCTTTCGAGTTCTGAATGATTCATGCCTTCATGCATGGCGCGCACCCTGGTGCCGATCAAATTCCCAACCATGCGCCTTGCAACATCCTTCGCTGGCATCTCAAGGGAAAACACGGCGGTGTTCTTGCCCTTCTGTGCCGCATCGAGTGCCATCTGGAGCAAAAGGATCGATTTGCCACCAGAAGTCTCTGCGGCAACAACGGCAAGCTCTCCACGCTTGACGCCACCCGTGGTTAATCGATCCAGCGTGGGAATGCGTGCCGGGAAGGCTTCTGTCGGCTCTGCGCGCTCGATGTCAGAGATCACCTCTTCAAGCACGTTTGCAAGTGTGGCCCTGTTGCGATCAATCGATGTGCTAACCTTTGCAAGCGCGTCTGCCGCGTCAGGGATACTGCCGCGCTGTTGAGCGAATTCCCTGCTGGCATCCTGCGCAAGTGTGCAGGCTTTGCGGTATCGGGCCACTTCGGCAAGAATCTCGCGGTGGTAGGCAGCAATCCCGGCATCGGCCTTCGGGTATAGCGTCCAATACTCCATCAGCCCGTGGTGGCCACCCATAGAATCAAGCAAGCTGCGTTCTGTCAGATCGGCTTCGATGGCGAAATAATCGCTCACAGCGCCCTTTTCCCTGCACCTTTTGGCGCAAGCGAGAAGTTCCTTGTGCTGCGGGTAAAAAAACAAGTCTTCGGGCCAACTCATCGCATCAAGAATTCGCAGGTCTTGGATGATGCAGGAGATGGCGGCTCGCTCGCTTGGTTCGTTCACGGGCAACGCTGGGCGCATTGGCAGAATGTTCTCTTCGTCTTTGTTGGCCTTTGGCGTGTAGGTTGGCATGGGTTAAAGGCAGCGTTTGGGGGCAGGCGCAGCCGCCCCTATATTCTTATCTATTCTGGTAACGCTTTTGTAACGCTCAGATCGTTTCATTTCTGTTACATCAGCGTTACTTCGATGCTTGTTGACTCTGCGGCTCACAAGCGCCCTGTCTTTAGCGGTTTGGCTGCAATGGCGATCAAAGTTTACAAAGGTGATTTTTGCATCTTTGACGCGCAACCATCCTGCTTCCACCATGCTTTCAGCGAAACCTTGATGCCCCGCCAATTGATTCAAATGCGAGAGTGCTGCAATTGTTGTAACGCCGTCAGCGTTACAATTGCGTGACGCCCATCCCCAGACTTTGATGAGCGCGCCGACAACGGCATTCGTGTCGAGATTCGTCAAGCTCGCGATCTGTAACACTTCCGGCTTTTCGGGAAGGTGGAGTTCGACTTTAATCCATTCAGCGGCCATAATCATCCTCCGCTTTTAATTCAACTTCTATTCCGCAATCTTTGGCTATCTCAATTAAATTTGGGCGCATGGCCGGGGGAATGTGCTTCATCCACTTCTTCCAGTTATTCCAAAAGACAAGATGGGATTCGGCCCACGATCTATTTGCGTTGCACCACCAGCATGAAGGGACAAGATTGTCTGGATCGTTGTTTGTAGTATCGCCATCAAGATGATCGGCATTTATGACATGCACAAATGCAGGATTTAGGTTTGTTTTCCATGTTAATGGATAGTGGCACCAGTGGCATGGGGCGTATTGATTCGCGCATAGTTTTTCAAATAAGACTAGCCGATGATATGGTATTCTTCCTCGGGTGCAGGCCAGCGGATGATCGTGCATATCTATAACGCGAAGATATTTTCCATGTTTTTCAATTTTTAGATTTTCCATAATAAAGAAAAACCCTCCACACCTTCCGGCTGAAAAATTGGCCCATGCAAAGGCTCCGGTCGGTGTGAAGGGCAAAATGTTTGTTGCATGTTGTGATGGGCTTTTTCACGGCCCGTGTGCAATGTCTATTGCAATTTGCGCTTCTTGTCAAGATGCCTTCTCAAGCTCTCATCAGCCTCACTCTCAATAAACCTCGTCGCCTGCGTCACAACCTCAAGCCATTTGCCATCGATCTGAATCTCCCAATCCCACCGATAACAATCGTCCTGATGGTTAGGCCAGCACCGCAGCGGGTATCCGCGCCAGGTTGAGCTATTCATCTTGGTTTGCTAAAAAATTGTCCAGTTTGGCGATGTCGGCTCGCAGCATCGCATTCTCTTCCAGCAACTCATTGCGCTGGCGTTTGAGTTCTGCAATCAACTCGTTCGCCGCCGCTTGATAGCTAGCGAGAGCGTTTTCGAGAAGCTGAACTTTGTTCGTAATCATTGACATATTGTTTGATCCTTTCCATATCATGCTCAGCCAGTGCGCGTCCCTCCGGTGTATCGTCGTAAGTGTATTGATGCCTTGGGAATGGTTTCCCATCCCTGTGCAGCCTTGGGCCTACCGGCGCATCGTCGTTCGCGCATATAGTCAAGCGAATACTAATCTTCAAATGTGTAGAGTGTTTGCGCGTTGTAGCCATGCGCGCCCCGGCCTTTGTTATTTAGAACGGGATATCGTCCTCGGATTTCTTGCCGGCAGGATTCGCGGCAGCAGGCTTCGGAGCGCCCGATTTCCACGCCTTCAACTCATCGCCAAAAATCCATCTGGCAATTGTATTGAATCGCTGATCGGGATTTGTGGCTCCCGGCTCCTCACCGATCTCAGCCACGCCGACAGTGCCGATCAGATCAGCCGCCTCGACATTGACTTCCTCGCCGGGGACAACGGCCTGCCCAATACTGGCAAGGAACTGATCGATTTTCCATGAGGCTTTGGGAGTAAAGACGAGATGATCCCAGACTTCCGGCCCCTCGACATTATCTTTGAGCAGCACCTTGCAAACGAGCTTGATCATGTCGTTGCCGTTTTGGCTGATCTTCTCGACGGCATTCTTGATCTCGACTCGGTAGATTCCCGGCTCCACGAAATAGGTTCCGGCTTTCTTTGGTTCTTCTTGTTTGTAACTTGGCATTTTTATTTTTCTTTCTTTTTGACTTGGCGCATTTGCGTTGTGCCTGGCGCGCTCTTTACCAGTTTCTCGGGGTTGTCGATGCCGACTTCGGCAGCAACCTCTAAAAAAGCATCAGCAGATATTTTGCCTCCAGCGAGCATGAAGGCCCGCTCGGGTGTGACTTGTGAAATGACTTTGATCGCATCCTCTGGCTCGACATACCGGCGACTTGCCGCATTCGTCAATTTCCACCCCGGCATTTCCTCGCCGGATTGCAGTCGTTCCTTGAGTGCATCAGTCAGCGGCTCGCCAAACTCTTTGACGAACCACTTGTAGCGTGCCACGAAGTCGCTGTGTTTGGCGGCATCAGCAAGAATACGCTCGCGCATAAGATCGAGTGTCTCGCCGCCGAGATCAGCAAAAGAAAGATCGCGAAGGGCCGTCTGGCTTTGTGTGACAAGTGCCGGACATTGGTTTTTATTCGCGCACCAATCACAATACTCGCACGGCACCGGCTGGGCTGATGGTGCCGTGGCGCTTGCGATCACTTCGCCCACAATGCGCTCGCATTGCTCTCTGGTGAACTCGTAGCTGCGCACTGCCTGTTGATCCACATAAACGACATGGGCTGTCCAGCTTTCCTCCCAATGTGCATTCATGCAGGCGAGAGCATAGGCCGCGAGTTGCTCACGGTAGTTGCGCACTTGCCCTGTCTTGATGTCGGCCACCCACTTCGCGCCGATGCACACCGCATCCGCAGTGCCGGGGCGTGATAGCCCCGGCACATCCATCTGCAAGTATTCCTCACGGGTTTCGATATGGTGGCCATTGGCGAGTTCCAGCAGCTTAACAACGCCCCAATTTACCGGCTCGGCGTATTCCCCAACATCTGGCAATGTGTCGCCGCTGATTGATTGGCGGATCATGCTGTCGATGGCTGTCCCGCGTTCTGCCGCTTTGCTCGCGCCAGATGCCCCTACGAAGACAGGACAGGATGCGAGCTTGGGAAGCATTGATGGCGATATTTCTTTCATTTCTCTGATATTTTCCCTGCCGCTTTTATTAAGTCTGCCATCACGGCACGCTTTGCTCGCTCATACATGACGGCCTCGACATAGGCTTTTTCTGTCTCTTCCCACTTCCCCTCGTATGTATTAACGACTTCGCACTTTTCCTTTAATAGCCTCCATGCCTGTTCTCGCTTTTCCTTTAGGGCGGCTATTGCAGAATCGTTGAATGTCGTAGTTTCTTTGCTGCGTTTCATTTCTGTGCCTCTTTCCAATCGCTGACGGTTGCAAGGAACGCAGCGGGATCAGCCTTGATGCGGCCCATTGCCTTCTCGCTGACATCACGCCAAGTCTGGCCTTCGTTGATCTGAGATTTGGCAATAAGAAACGCATTCACCATGTCTTCGTGATGCTCAAGCTGTGCGCGAAGTTCAGTTGTCTCCTTGCCGATTATCTTGACGGCAGGCTCTTGCGCCTTCGCCACTGGCTTCGCAAACAAATGCGCCACACTATCCCAAGCCATCGGCAATTCTTCCGCCAGCCCAGAGCGAGTTTTGGCATCGTAGGCTGCGCTATGGGTTGTTAAGATAATGCGCTCCTTGCCACCGATACCCTTGCTGCGTCCAGATTCGGATTCCACGGTCTTCGTCTTGAACTTAAAGAACCAGAGTTCATCGGCCCACTCTTTAACAAGCGGCGAGCATTGCTTGCTCATCTTGAGTTCATAGCGATCGTAGGCCGCAAGAAGATCGGGCGGCTCGACGCGCTTGACTTGGCTATGCGCGATCAGCACGACATTCTTTCCGGCGTTGATCAGGGATTCCAGCGAGCCAAGCAGGCGCGCCATCTTCTCTGCCGTCATCACCCAGCCCTTGCCATATCCAAAATCCTCAACGGATTTCTTCTTATGCTCGGCGAGCAACTGATCGACAAGCATGCGCTCCGTCCAATCAATCGAGTCGATCACGATCGTGTCATAGCTCGCCGTTTGGCATTCGCGAATGGCGGCGTCGAGTTCTGCGGCATCTGATATTTCAGCGCGATCGGTCTCCAAGTGAGCCGTGCCACCTTCGACATCGAGAAACAAGGGTCTCGGGAATTGTGCGGCGAAGGTGGATTTGCCCACGCTTTCGACGCCGTAGATTACCACGCGCTGGGCGCGGGTTTGTTTGCCTTTGGTTATTTTCATTTCTCTTTCTATTTCTATTTTCGTCTTTTTGTTATTCCGCATCTATCGCCGACGAATCGACAAATGCGCTTTCGCGGATCACCCGCAGAAAATCCTTTGCAGGCAGAATAGCCAACCATTCGTGATCGTTGCGGCGGTGAAGCACCACCGGCAGCTTGTAGCCTGCATCGCGTTGAGCCTGGCTCACCCAATCGTAAGGGTTGCCCTTCTCGCAGCGCTTCACCTCGAAATGCAGGCCACCCAAAGTCTCGCACACCACATCGGGCGAGTCTGTGCCGCCAGCGAACTGTTGCCCACGGCGAGCCGGGAAGCCCTCCTCAGTTAGGAACGCGGCAGCCTCACGCTCGCCACGCTTGCCTTTTTGTTTAGAGTTCAATGACGAGATTCTGGTTGGAGTTACACAGCGGGCATAGACTAAAGTCCGGCTTGCGCGCCGAGCTACTGATGGCAAGCGCAAACACGGCAGCAAAGGTTGTGAGCATGATGAACGCGATGATCCCCCAATCTTTCGCTGTGGGTGTCATTCTCTCCAGTTCTTTAGGCGTTGCTCGCGCTCGAACCACCAGCGCCGCATTGTCTCGGCGCGGGATTCGGCGCGCATTGATCCGAGCAGGTAGCCACAGGCAAACATTAGAATGCCGGCGAGCAGATAGGTAATGATGAAATCACTCTGGCTCATTTGGCCCTCCTCTCACAAATGACGTAGTGGGGCCAGATGTCGTGAAGGTTCTGGAAGGCAAGTTCTGCGGCGAGTTTGCTATCTGCCCAGATATGGTCGCCGAAGATTCCGAAGGCGGATGTCGCTTGGCAATAATAAAGGTTCATGTCTGTGGGTTGGGGTTGGTGGCGCAGGGATGGAACCTGCGCCTTGGGGTTGTTAGATGCTCTGCAGGATTTCTCGGCCTGCGTTAATTGCTGCATCAGCGCATCTGGTTTTGCCCCTCAAGGCGGGATTGGAAAAGCCCCATGAAATTGTGTTTGCGCCATTGCCGTCTTTATTTTCTTGCGCGGCCCAGATGCAAAATTCTTTGCCGTATTTGGAGATTGCGTTGGTAGTTTTTTTGCTGAGTGTTTTCATTTTTCTATTTCTATTTAGTGTTTCTGTTTCTGGTTATGCTCGCGGTTTCCCGCTTGCTTGAGTTGGATTCTCTACATTCCCGCCCGGATGTAAACAAAAATCTTCGCCCCCATGAAAATTATTTTCTTGACGATTTCGAGAAGCTCGTGGAGCCGCTCTGGCATTAGAGCTTCGGGCGAAAGATCGAGATGTTTCGCGCATATCCGCCATAGATCACGCGAATCTTTTTTTGATCCAATTTGCCCGCGGCGTGCATTCGCTCAAGCCGGTGCAGGGCGGAAGTTCTCGTGATCCCCACCTTCTCGGCAAACGACATAGACCACATCCACCCTTCGGCCTCGTAGTCCTCAAGCCTGTCGATTTTCGCAACCTCAAATGCCGCATTCCATGCTGCCGTCAAAGCGGCAGAATCCACGGATTTTCTCTTGTTCTTTCGCATAGATTTATTGTCATCTGATCGTTTTTGTAATGCCCATAGGCGAAGCCTTGGCTCCAGGCCAATGTCGCTCGGCGCGTTGCCGCGTATTCCATGTCGAAACGCGCCAGCATCCCAACGCAATATCCACTCACACCGTCAAGCGTGCGCGCCCGCTCCTGCCCTACTCGATGAAGGTGGCCAATGACGCAGCGGCCATACGCTTCGGCGTGGTCGCGGATCGCCTGAACATTGAACATGTAGCCATGCAAAAATTTGGTTCCTCCAAGCTCGACATAACTGCGAATATGGTAGGGATAGAGTCGCGCCTTGAGCTTCCGCGCCGTCTTTTCGATCTCGTCAATGACAAGCGTGGCGGCGTGCGATGCAAGCGCATTCGGCCCGCCAGCGAGCTTGAAAAGGCGGGCTTCGTGATTTCCATAAAGGATAAAGTTTGGCTTTAACTCTTGCAGAAAATCCACGCCGGCCGCCAAGTCCTCTGCCACACTCGCCGCTCTATCTTTCGCGTTGGGATCGTTCATCGCGCCGGTTCGGCAGGCTGCGGCATCGATGAAATCCCCAAGGTGCAAAATGGTATCAGGCTTGAATCGGTCGCGGAATGTCAGAACGGCCTCACGGGCCTCATTGTCGATGCAGTCGCCGTGCGAGCAAGATACTGCCATCCACTTCTTCCATCCCCTCACGCCTCTTCCTCCTCCTCGTCCTCTTCATCCTCGTCCTCGCAAGGCCACAAGATTTCATCGGCATCCCTTGCAAGCGTGCGCGTGGCGTAGTCATTGCCCCACTTGGTTTCCATGTGGAAAGTCTCTCCTTGTGATTCCCAAGAGACGATGACAAGGCCGCAATCAAAATTCTCGGCAAGGATTTTTCTCACATCCTCCAAGACATCTTTGCGGTCTTTTGGTGCTGATTTAGCCATTCCAGTTCCTGTGCGGGCCATTATCAATATGAACGAAGCCGGGATAGCGGCCAACGCCGCCATCGAAAATCTTGGCTTCACGCACGGCAATGGCGGCGCGATGTAGATCAGGGATCGCTATGCGGGCCGTCAAATCGAGTGCGCGGAATTGGGTGTGGAACGAACCCTTCGCGCCACCAATGGCGCGGTTGTAGTTTTCATTCCTATATGCCGAAAGGATTTTCAACGGCACGCCCACTCTGGCGCGAATCTCGTCAGCGGCTCGCAGCGCGGGAATGATATTCGGCCACAGTGATTCTTCGGGGATCGCGTTGCATCGCAAATAGGCGTTCATCGCGCCGAGATACAGAACTTCTCTCGCCGAAAAATATACGATCTTGTTTCGGTCGAGAAATTTCTGGAAGCGCAGATGTTGCGCGGTCATTTTGTTGATCGTGGTTTCGGCAGTTCGTAGCTGAATGTCCCATAGTCTGTCGAGACTCCGAATCGCAGCGTCTCGCAGCCACACAGAGCCAACAGGCAAGCCGTCATCAGGAAGGCAATGGCAAGCACCGTGGCCAAGTTGCTTGGCGGGATCATTTCTTTTTGCCGCTGTTGCGCAGGAGATTGATTATTCCCACTGCGCCGATTGCAGTCGCCACGATCTGGTTGGCGAGTTGCGGCTCAAGGACGATCCCAAAGCTGCCTGCGATTAAGATTATCCCGCGCCAGGTTGAGCTTTGCCCGAGATAGTTAAGTGCTGTATCAATCAATTTCATTCTTTTGGCCTTTCAGTTTTCGCGACATGTAAACCGCCGTGCAAATGGCAGCGGCTAACCCAAAGCAAGCGGTCGCGAATTGAACGCCTGCTGTGAGATGGGGAAGAAGGGAGATGAAAAGCGAGACGCCGGATGCCGTTGTTCCTGCGGTGGCGATTAGGAAAGGGTGTTCATTCATGGTTCAACAATTTCAATCCACGGCGGGAGTGGCGTTCCTTCCGGCAGCATCGCACTCCACTCCCAATAGGTTGGTTCGTCAACATCGTCGGGTGTCGGCACTAGCGTCACACCCCACTCCATAGGGCGGGTTTGATCGGTGGCGGTTTGATCCCAACAAAACCACGGCAGATCATTGTCGTGAAGCTCGGTCGCTCGATAGCGTGTCATTGGCGGGTGTTGCGTCATGGTAGTCCGAGTCCTTGGCCTAGAGTGGATTTGTAGAGATCACGGAACGCTGTGTTTTGAGCTGATGTTAGCGACTGACCTACAAGGGCGGCGGTAAATGCAATGTCGCCTTTCCAAAGATTGCTAGAGGAGGTTGCGCTCTGTGTCCCAATTCCAAAATCCCCTGATCCTGTGGCATTGTTTGAAGTTCCAATAAGCGTTGCGTTCGTTGTATTTTGCCAGAGGTTTCCGGTAAACGCTGGTTTGTTCAAAGACATGGCCGCAGTCGCCCATGTGTCGTTTGCAACTCCCGAAATGCTTGCAAATTCAGCGCCAGCGGAAAAGGGCAAATAATCTGAATACAAGAAAATTTGATTTTCAAAAAGCAGCCGAACGCCTGTTATTGCCATATTCCTATGCCCAAGCAAAGAGCGCACTTCATTCCCCTGCGCGGTTCGTTTGAATACAGTAAATGCAGAGAACAGTCCCGCGGTGCCATCAATTGAAAGCGCGGTAGAAATCCTATCATCGGTTCCATCAAAAGTAATGCCATTCGCGCCCCAAGTCGGCCCATTCACCAGCGTCCCGTTGTAGGTTCCAAGCCCGCCGAGCGAGTAAGCTGTTGATCCCGTGCCTGCGTTCTGCGCGGAACGAAGCGGCCAGCAAACCATATCGTCCCAAAGGCCGAGCCGCTTGATGCCCTTGACGAAATAATTGATCGCCGCACGATCAGCGGCCCCGCTGGTATTTACGAAGTTGCGGGCATCAGGGTCAAAAGAAGACGCTATGAATGGGAATCCAGCAATCATCACACAATGTCGCCACCCAGCACCCACTCGTTTGTTCCGAGTTTCACAAGTGTTGCGATGCTATATCGGCTGGCAATTTCATCAGCGGAACCCGGCGCATTGATCGTCACTCCTGATCCAGCAGTGATCGCCACGGCACTAACCGCCGAGCGATAGAGAAGCACTTGCGAGCCTGTCGGGAATGCTGCCGTGGAGAATGGTGGCACGGTGATTGTCATTCCCGTGGTGGCGTTAATCAGCCCGTAGGCATCGGATTGCGCGAGCGTGTAGCTTGTCGTTGCCACCGTATTGATCGGCAGATTAAACTGCGGCACCGGCGAAAACGAATCCGCATCAATCAACTCTTCCGCCACCGAGCAAACCTGCAAAATCACCGTCTGGCGAGTGCCGCTCTCTGTCAGCTCAAGCTCAAGATCGAGATCAACAGCGGCACTGTTGCCGAGAAGATCGCGCAAGGCAAATGTGCTGAAATTGACATCGGCTGTTTTGCCGGGTTTGGCGGTGAGGTTGTGGGAGATGGTGAGCGGAGTAATTACCGAACCCTTACTTTCAAAAACGCTTCCAGCATATCCTTTGGCTCCGCTGAATGTGATATCGAAATACTCGCCGGGAATGCCTGTAACAATCACGCCACCTGCGCCGATTGAATCGAGGGCTTGCAGTGCCGCTTGCACATCTGCCGCGCTGGCGGTGGCGGAAATAGGAGCGGTTTGCCGCGTAATGCTTTCGGTTCTGACATCATTTAATTGTCCAGAAGTTACAGACGATGTGATTATCGATCCGCCTGCGGTAATTGCAAGTGTAAAGCTGGTCGGCTGCGGGATTGTTCGAACAAAATAAATCCCTCCATCTACAAGCCCCGTGACTGTTGTGGTTAAATCAACTTTGATTGGTTGATTTAATGTTAGTCCATGATTTTCTTGATTTACAAAAACACCGTCGCTCAAGCTGACTAAATTACCATCCTGCTGCATTTGCACACCACCAAGGGTCAACCGATAAGTCCCCGAAAACGGATCGCGTGTGAATGTGAGCCGTTGCACTTCATTGGTGCTATCATTCCCCGTCACCGTCGTCGCAATCGTGGCGGTAACGGTTGTGCCAAGATTCGTCCACGAATCCTGATAGACGGCAGGCGTAAGGCGAAGTTGAATCTCCTGGATTTCTTTGACGCTTGCCGAGCCAGCGATGCGCTCGTCGATAACCGCAACCGTATCGGGGATCAGTTGCGAGACATTGGCGGTGATCGATCCTTGCGTGCCTGCTGTCGTGAAGCGCACGGTGAAATGATCTGAAAGCTCACCTGTCACGGAGACTCCACCTGCGCTGGAGATCGCCGAGAGCGCGTTGAGCGCCGTCTGGATCGCACCTGCCGTGGCAGCGGCATCGATGGCGCTGGTGGTATCGCCGCCGAATGTGAGCGTATAGGTTCCTGTCTCGGGCACGCCGAGCCGTGAGCCGATGCCCATCTTCACGCTTGCGCTAGATTTATCGACAACTTCAAAAGGCCGGTTGATGACGCCCGTGGCTTCAAGAAAATAGAGATTGAAGGCCCCGTTGTCGCCCTTGGTGAAGGTAGCCAGCCCCACGGGGGCCGAGTTTGTTTCGCTGGCGACAAGTCGCCTGTTGGTTAAATCGATGAAAAGGTCGCGTGCCATGGTCTGAATTGGTTAGGATGTCAAATGTAATTGCGGGCCGAATCACAGCACCCGCTCACGCGGGGGGCGGAACTTGGGTGGCTGCGTTCGGCCTTGGCGAAGAGTTCTTTTGCGTAGGCTTCGTTGTTTTGGCCCTTTTCGATGCAAAGTTTGCAAGTGCCGTGGCTGGGTTTGCCGCCGTATAGATTAAGAGCGCAAACATTGTATTCTCGGGTGCTGGTTGTAATATGTTGACATGTCATGCGAAAGAAATGCTTCCGTTTTCTGCTGTATAATTTCCAGAAGGAGTATTGGAATGTGGTGTTTTTTCAGCAATAATTGGATCAGTTAATCCCCCTACATCCCTACTATAAAAAGAATAAAATTTAAATGTATCATTGCATACATCTGATGGAATTGGGCCAACGCTAGGGCAGTAAAAGATAGATACAGTTTGAGTTCCAGCAAATGGCGTATTATATTGCCCTTCCCAGTAACATAAAGAAGTTCTTGTTAATATGGTTCCAATTGCACTTGGTTCTGAACATGATGTTACCGTATAAGTATCCGCGAATTGGTCTTCGATATAAGCATTTCCCGCTAAATTAGGATCAAAGATCAAGCAAGCATTGGGTGATCTGTCTTGAGGCTCAAGCCAGCCGTCTTCCGGAGACAATGTTTGAAATTCCCATGCGTTATCATCGTTGATAATAATCCGACTTTGTTCTCCTTCGCATGTTCCGGAATAATACGGCGATGACCCGTTTGTTTTTGTCACTAAACATGAATATGGCGTTCCTGCACTTCCAATAACAACAAGAGTATCTGGCAAATCATCAACAGTATAAAGCCCATCAAGCAACGCTTGCGCAGAATACATGCAGCACCCACCCTCGCAACAAGTGCAACTCACCTTCCCGTCCTTCGTGATCACCTTCCCGTCTTGAGTCTTGATCGTCATTAGCAGCCTTCAGTTTCGATCCATTGCACCACGCCATCCTTGGCCCCAAGCACCCAAGTCCCGCTTGCTGGTGGCTTTAGCCTGCGCTGGCGATAGCCGCCTTCACCGCTGAATTCTTCAACTACATTGCCGGGAATATCAAGTGCCGCATAGACAAAGTTTTTCATTAAGTCTTGCGCCTTGATTGCATAAGGGTAATCACCATTGGTTCCGCCTTTCGGCAGGCGAACTTTTTCCTCGAAGTTTATTGGGTGGCGGGTTGGCATTTAATTAGCCTTGAAATGATGTTAAACGAACAGTAGCGCTTGCGCGCAACTTATAAACCACTTCCTTCCATATTCCAAATACAGTGCCCGGCGAATCTTCAATGATATTTTCAATCGTTACTGAAGTTCTGTCTGTTATAGAACCAAATGTTGGGCTTGGGCTTCTATTATCACCAGGAACATATACGCTTTCAATGGGAACTAGCTGCGAGCCTTGTCGCACATAAACGCGCAATGGAATATCTCGCGGTAAATTATTTATTGGCTCGTTAGTGTTTGGAGCTACAAAGCTAACAATTGCAATTTCATTCACACAGGGTCTTTGGAATATGTTAGTTTGTGAAGCAGGCGGCAACAGACTACTTGCGATTATTGTAAAAGTCCCTTCCTCAAAAAACGACTGCACCGTTCCCGTAGTATTCACCCGCCCATAAGCGCTAACGCTAAAGCGAACAAATCCATCATCCCCCCGTTCTTCTTGCGGCTCTGGGAAAATGCTCATCTGATCAATCGATGGCGTCCCATCATCAAATGGCAAAGGACTCCCAACCGCAAACTGCTGGCGGAATCGCCCCGCATCAGCAGCACGGCAGGCATAAGTGCGATCCACACGCACAAGGCCAGAAGGGAAGGTTTGCACCGTGCGCCCTGGCAGGGCGATCAAGTCACGGGTTCCGTGGTATGTATAATTGCTCATATTTTTATGCCAAGGCTCGCATTGGCAGGCGATCCCGAATGGCTGTAATCATGTCAGTCCATCCGTTGAGTATTGCAGTTATCGATGTTACATCGGCGCTTGCATCGCCGCCAGCGCCGCCAGCGCCGCCAGCGCCACCAGCGCCACCAGATCCTCCTGAGCCGCCCTCTCCGCCCTGGCCTCCTGTAAATTCATTCGTGATTTCGGCTTGCATTTGAGACACGGCATCGTTTAGCGCGGCCTGATCGACCTCGGCAACGATTTCGGGACGTTGGCCTTCAATATAATCAGTCACATCGTCAACCTTTTTTTTCGATGCCGATTCATCAATGACTTCTTGTTTTGCATTGGGAATTTGAGATTTAATATAATCCACGATGGCATTGATTTGCTCTGAGCCTGTCATGCCCATTGTATTAATGCCGAGTTTTTTCGCAATATCTGGAAATGACATTCTGCTTAAATCTTGACCTATGTAATCCCCAAAGGCCTCGATTTCATCGCGGGCATCTTTTGTTTTTTGAGACAAAGATTTTACGACATTTGGCGTATCTTTATCTTTGAGCAAATCTACAAAAGAATTGGCAGCTTTTAGATTTTCAGATGTATCCTCGGTTTCAGATTCTACATCAGCAGCAGCAATGCGGCTCGCTACAAGTTGCTCGGCAAGTTTGCGGGCTTCCTCTTCGCTTGTGCCTGTCTTATCAATAATGTCTTGAATAATGCTTGGAATTTCTGCTTCAATATCTTTTGCTTTTTGCGCTGCCTCGACTTGTTTTTGTTTTTCTTGCAGTCGCTTAACTTCTTCTGCATTCCCATTGGCGATGGCATTATTTAATGCAATCTCATTTTCAATTTGCTCAAAAGCTTTTTCAGCAGCTTTGCCCTTGGCATCTGCTGATGCAATTTCTGCCGCAAGTTTCTTTTGCTCTTCCTCTAATAATTTTTGCACTGAATTTGTGGCAGCGTCAATGGCAGGAGCATGCTTTGCCGCTGCCACCGCAACCTCTTCCTGCTTGGCGGCAAGTGCGGCGGCTTGTTCTTGAAGGCCGGGGAACAGACTTCCGGCAGAGGTCAGATTTTCTTTGAACTTTTCTGGCGCATTACCAAGAACTGTTCCAATATCTTCAGCCGCGAGTTCTGCTGCAATTGGGATTCTTTGCAATGCTAACTCGGCGGCGGTGGCGCCCGCCTCTGCATGTTGTTTTAAGCTCTCTGAAATACTTGCAAACGCTGGCCCCATGCTAGCAAACATTTCAGACAATGCGCCAGCAACTTTTTCTTTTATGTATGAAGCTATAAAATCAAATGCCGACTTGATAACCATCATGGCAGGCCCGTCGCCGCGAAACACTTCTCCAAGAACTTGACCAACTGTAGTAAATGCTGCGGAAAGATTATTGTAAATCGCATCTGCCGTTTGCATCGCTTGCAATTTCACGGATTCCCACAAAAGCGAAAGCGCCTCCTCAATGTTTCCTGTCTTGAAGGCATCTACTGCTGCTTGAAATCCATTCATGGCCGAAATGCCACCCGTGAACATATCAGCAAATTTCTGCCCGATGGCGGCAGCATCAATCCGTGAAAGGGCTTCTGTCACGGCATCAAGGGCGGGTGATACTTTATCAAGAACACCCGCTGCAAACTCCATGAATTTGCCGCCGATGATGTCCACCTTGTCGCTAACGGCATCAAATGTCGCCGCATTGCGATTCATTACATCCACCATTCCGCCAAGCTGATCCTGCGCGGTTCCAAGTTCGCCGCTGAAATTTGTAAGCAGGGGAAGCAGCTCGCCGCCAGCGCGGCCAAAAACTTCCATTGCAAGAGCCGCACGCTTTCCTGGGTCTTCGATGTCGGAAATCTTTTGCGCGAAAGTTTGCATCTGCTCGGTTGGCGTTTTGCCTGCCAACTCTTCAAGCGTGAGCCCTAAGCGGCCCATCACCTCGATCTGAGGGGCCGCACCGGTTCCTGCATCTTCAATGAATTTTTGCAGCTTGTTGATCGACTGCCCAACCTTATCGGCTCCGGCGCCGCTATTGTCGAAGGCGCGTTCCAATAAAAGCAAATTGCCTGCTGTCTCACCAGTGCGCTCTGAGAGATCGGAGAGCCTGCCACCAAGATCAAGGGCCGCGCCAAATTCGTCAATGCTACCTTTAACGGCATTGAATGCTGCGCCAATTGCTGCTGTGGCAATGTTTACAGCAGCCTGCCCAACGGCAACTGCCGATGCCATTTTTAAGAACCCGCCTTCTGATTTATCACCGACATCCTTCGCCTCGTTCCCGGTCTTCTTCATCTCATTGCCAATGGCATCGACTTTGGGCGTTGCTGATGTTGCAGCATTCCCTGCTGCATCAATGCCTGTTGCCATGCCCTGCAATTGCTCTTGTAATTTTTCAGCCTGCGCCACTTTGCGCATCGTCTGCTGAAGCTCATCAAAGGAAAGCGTGCCGCTCTTTACCTCTTCTTCCAAAGAAGTAAGCTGCGCCTGCACAGTCTTAAGCGTCTGCTCTAAACCTGTGTCCTTCGCTCCAAATTCTACGCTAACATCGGCCATATAGAGATGCTTTCGTCAATCCGCTACTTCGTCGGCTTTTTTGCGTTTCTTTAGAATCTGCGTCATCTGAGTTTTCATTTTAGAAATAACGACAGATACCGCTCCTGCCCGCTCGGTTGCAGGGCAAATGCGATCAATCCACGGCGTTGAGTTGGTAAGCGTGACGGTTGGGTTCGTGATATTGCTTGTATTATTTTGCGCAGAGCCGCTGCCGCGACTCATGTTGTCTTTTACAAACTGCGGGAAGTCGTAGCTGCTGCGCTTGTTTGCCACGGTGGAAGGCAAGCCCTCGGCTGCCACAGCCCAGCCCGCCTTGGAAAGCCCAACTCGCTTGGCAACCTCCTCGATATAGCTACCAATATCGCTGGCGGCAATATAGAGCGCGTCAGTCTTGCCGCGCGTGCGTCCTGTGCGTGGATCGCGATTGGCGCGGTGCGGGCCTTTAAAGTCGGTAACAAATTGCATGTCGCCATATTTGTTTAAGAACCCGATATTGCGAAAGACAGTCTCCAGAACATCAAAGCGCCGGGCATTCCAGAGTTGCTTGAGCCGAGCGGCAATGCGGCCATCGTTTACCTTGTCGATCATCTCTTCGAGCTTGGAATCGCCCTTGATCACTTTGCCAATATCGTTGCGAACCCGCTGCATTCCTGCATCTGGCTTCGTGCCGAATGGCTGCGTGCGCCGAGCAAGTTCTTTTGCCAAGAGTCGCCCGTTGATCAGCACCGCCTTAGGCACTTCGACTTCACGAATCTTGGCGTATTCCTTCAGAATCTCTTCGAGCTTGTGGGCTTCAAATTTGAACTTTGGCAAAGGCTTCCTCCAATTGGGCGAGAGCGTCAACATCGGCAACCTTGCTATCTCGCAACCAGGCCCGCCGCTTGCCTTGGGCGGCATCGTCGCAAAAAATGATTTGAAGTCCCGCGCTGAACGGCAACTCTTCGGTGATCTCGCGCCAGCCCCAGCCGGTGGCTTTGGCAATGCGGTAAACATATCCAGCCAACCAGCCGGGGCTGTTTAGTTTCCCCCTGCGGAACCTTTCGCGCCCAAGATTTCACTTGCGCTCGCTGCGTAGCGTCGGAACGCCGCATTCATTCCTGCGGCGATCTCGCCAGTCTGAAGGTGATGGGAAATGTTCTCATCGATCCATTCATCCACCGCTTCGGCAAACTCCGCCTTGTCGTTCACGACGGCGCGGATTTCGGGCTTTGGTGCCGAATGGAGATAGGCAAACGCACAGGTCTTCCAGATCAAATCCTTGACATCGGAAAACACCTCGTTGCGCTGCATCCACGATACCGAGAGTGCGGTGATAGGCCGAAGCTCAATCCCTGCAACTTTTGTCGACCCATCGGCCATGCCTTCTTCGCGAAGGATTTCATCGTCCTTCACGAGTTCAATGTTTTGGTTTTTTCTTTTCATAAATTATTTTTTACAAACCTTGGATTGCCCCGTAGTCGCTGATGCGTCCGCACCCTTGATGCCCCGAACCCCCTTTTTCCCGTCTTTCCCTTGTAGCTTTTTCGCTGCTGCTTTTATCTTTGCGCCGCTTGTCGCATCAGGCCGCGCTGAATTACTTGATCCAGATATGCGTTGATTTATTTTCTGAATTTGCCAATCAATGTATTCAGAAATATCTTTTGCATCTTTTTGTTGAATTTTTAATTGTTCAATTTTTTCTTTATATTCAGGCGAAAGCGGCAAGCATGGATCGTTTTGAGCTGCATTCTGGAGGCCCTGCAATTCAGCTCCAATGTTTTCAATGCCGGCCGCAATTTTTTGTTTCTTTTGCTTTAAAGCCTCAAGCTGAAATTTTAAGGTATTAAGAAAATCGTCCGGCCCTGGATCAACGCCGTTCATAGTCACAGTATTTTAGCAATCTGCGCCTTATCCTCTTCGGTTGCATCCTCACGAACTGCGATGCGTTTCCCATTGCGCTCGATCACGATGTGTCGGGGTGTGCCGCGAATGATGTCCACCAGCGCATCGCGGTTGGCGGCGTAGGCTCGCAAGTAATTAACGAGATGTTCAGGATCGCGCTTCTCCAAGTCTTCCCCACCCTTCGTCATCCAGAGCAAAATTTCTTCAGCGTGATCGCCTTTGTCATTGGTAGAGTTAAACCAGAAAACCGTGGATTCCTTCTTATCGGAACGAATCGTGCGCGTGACGGGGTTTGGGTATTTAAGCCCAAAGCCAAGCGTGGCAAGGGCAGTGGCGGCTTTAAGGTTTGCCGTCCAAACAAATTCCTCTTTCGTGTTTATTGTCTCTGTAATCATATTCTCTAAAAGCGAGGCAGACTTTTTTCAAGCCGGTCTGCCAGCGGCGCGTCGCCGGAAATTACAGGCTCGGGTATTGAGTCGCCTCAATCGTCACTGTGCGGAACGCATCGCTGCCAGATTCGGCAGAAACGCTATCAACAACGATCTTCCCGCCAGTCACGCCATGTGCAGTGGTCGGGTTGGCGAGGGTCAAGAGTCCTCCAACAGAAGCAGTGGCAAGGCCGGACGATCCATTGATCGCACCGGAAACAGAAATGGTAGCGGTTGCCCCATAATACGAAACAGCAACAATGTCGCCGTCCTCGTCCATTAGCTCGGATTTGGAGCTTTGAACGCTACGGGAGAAAGAAGAAAGGATGATGCCAGTTTCGGCGGTGGCGCCAAAAGTGACACCTGAAGCGGCGGAAGAAGTGATTACGGTTGCGGCCATATTTGGCCGAAAATGTCAACTCACAAGCGCGGAATGAACCCTGAGAGAAACTGAGCGCAAGAAGTGTCGCTCGGTAGTCTGGAGAGAAACCCCGCCATCGCGAATCACGCCGTAAACATAACAATACTGCGGGCGGATGGAGTTAAGTTTGTCCACAATATTGTCCACATCGTAGGCAACGCACAGCACCTCAGCCCAAAGGCTTTCCAATACCTGCGGATCAGAATCGTCGGCTTGAATGGCTAAAGAAATGTCCACCGAGAATTGGAAGATTGCCGAGTTAATGATTGATTCTTGTTGGCGTGTTGCCTTGACGAAGCAGGCCGGAAGCGCGATGGCATCGAAATTCTCGGCAGCGGTGACGGTGAGTGCTGTCCCGAGTTCAGCTTGAAGTGCCTGGATGAAGGCATCAGTGAGTGCCTTTTCAAGCGTGAGTGTCGTTGTTGCTGGCGGCTTGATTGGCTGAATTGGTTGCTGTGGTTCTGGAAAGAAAAGGCTCATTTGTTTACATCCTCCAGTTGGAAATCCACGCTCACGCCATCCTGCGCGAGTTCGGCGCTCATTACTCGGAATGGCGCGCCGGCCACCAGCACCCGATCCCCAAGCGAGATTGCCTGTGTCACCGAATTATAGGGAGCTGTCAGGGTCATCGCCACCGAGCCAAAAAAACCACCGTCTTGAAGTTGATTGTCTCGCCGGAATGTTGATCGGTTGGCCGTGAATGCCTGTCCGTTGAACGAGCAGGATACAGGCAACTCGGCACTAACAGCAGCAAAATCAGCGGCAAAAATATCAAGCAGACTCACAAAAGGGACAGAGCGTCAAATCAACTTGCACTCTTTGCAGAGCCGCTCGTATTCGCTACCCTTCACCGGCTTTTCTTTGCTGGTGTTGTGGGTGGCGTTTGACCAATGGATCACATCGGCCTTGATTGCGTGCGTGTATGGCGAGACATCTACGCCCCCGCAGTCGATGTAGCTTGGAAGTGTGGAATACTGGATTCCATGGCGCTGAAGTCCGTGATGAATCGCAAGCATCGCCTCATGCCAATCACGGCCCGCCATGCCATCGGCCAACATGTCGCGTAGCCTGCCGGCCACATCGACGGCGAATGCACTACCCTCGGGGATTTTCATCACCACAGGCGAGATGGTGGAAAGCCAAGGCGAGAAGGTATAATCGGTCAGGTCGAGCTTGCAGTTCACCGCGCAATCCATCTGCACCCAGGTTCCGCCGTGGCGGTAGAGTGTTTCAAGCGCGAAGTAATCACTCCAATGCGCGAAGCTGCCGATGCCGCCATTGGGAATGTGGGCATGTGGGTTGCCTGCGAAACCGACAGGTTTCAAGATATCCTTCGGCAATTGCTTAATTTCTACGCTATCCGGCACGCCTTCAACCTTGCCCTGCGTCCAAAGCGTCACATCGTGGCCGTGGTTTACAAGAAGTGTAAGAGTGAGTTTTTCCATCAAGCCCAGCTTGGGGCCGATCCATACAGAGTGAGTTGCGCTCATTGCCTTGCAAGAATTGTCAAGCCGTTGTTGTGTTCGTAATGCTCGAAAAGCACCCAATGCTCATTGTCTTTCATAAATTCTTGGATAGCTAAATTGATGCCAGGGCCGAAGTCTTCGCCGCTTATGCCGAAGGCCACGGTATCGTGAAAGGCAATGTATTTCCTTGCTTGGTTGCCGTGCTTCTCAAGCTCTCCCTTCACTTGTGCGTAGGTGTGGAGCGTATCGACAAAAAGCATATCAGTCGGCTCGATCGTCGGCGCATCGAGCGTTGAGCCGTGTGCGAATGTCCAATCGATCTCGATGTGCGGGCGGATGCTGGCGTATAGGTTGTAAGGATCGCCCAGATCGTAGCTGCGAAGCGTGGCGCGGCTTTTGTTAGAAAGCCCGTGCATAAAGGCAAAGGTAGACATTCCAGAGCGCACACCGAACTCGGTAACGTGATTGCACTCTCTCGCGAGTTGCGCGAGCCGCAAAAGGTGCGCGTGGATGTCGCTCTCAACGCTGCGGCAACGATTGAATGTTTGCAAAAGCGGCCACATCTTCATGAACGTGGCGCCACCGTAGGCATACGCTTCCTTGCTGTTCTGGTGCAGGACGATTGAATCTTCCGGCCTGCCGCCATTGCTCGGGTGATCGTGAATCCATTTCAAACCCTTCACTTGTAAGATCGTCACTTCCAATTGCGTGCGAACTGTGAAGTCATTGTCGCAGAAAACGCCATAGAAGTCGGGATGGAAAATGTATCCACGGCGCGAGTAGAGTTCCCGAGAGAGAACGGGGTGGCACATCAATCCGTCATCGCGAACGGTGTCCGGCACATAGCAGGCCCAAGGCAGTTTGCCAGAAGGAAGTTTACGAAGCTCATCGTCCCAGCCAATCGGTGGTGTGAGATCATCAGCGATCACGACAAGAATCTCGCCTGTTGAGAGTGCGGCGGCGGTGTTCCAATTCGCCACGCTCGATGATGCCCACTCTGGCGGCGGCACACTCACGCCATAATTCATGTCGCTAAAAGCCTTCATGCTATCTTGATCATCGGCCTGTATGCCGAAAATATGCTCGATGTCTTCTGGGTGGCTTGCCCTTTCAAACCAGATTTTCCTTGTCGTTAGCGCGCGCACAGGCGTGCCACGGGTTGCGTGTAGTAGTGTTATTTTTTTCATGTTGTTAATTTTTCAAAGATTGCTTTAGCGCGTTCACGCTCTTGCGGATCGCTGACACGGCGATGCGTATCATCCACAGGAACACTCGGCTCGAAAGCAGGATGATGATGAGCGAAAACAATATCCCGCGCATCCACAATCGCGCCCGCCTTCGCCGCACGAACGGTGAACTCGGCATCGCTGAATTGGTTTTTGAAGAGCGGGTTGAATAATGCGTGTCGATCATAGAATTTGCGCGTGACGATTGCCATTGGCAGCAACTCATCGGTGCGGTAATTGTCAGAAATTCGCAGACATTTTTCTGACGAAATATCAAGACGATCAAGGATCATTTGATCCCAGCCCGGCGGGCATTCCCAATCGTCACTCATCTGGATTAGGATGTCGCCAACGCAATGCGATGCCGCCAAGTTCCAAGCGCCTACGGAACCGGCATCACCTTCCTGCGCCACGCCGCCAAAGCGTTGCAACTGCGCGGCGGTGGGATCATCTGCATCCACGGCAAAGATGTATTCGATGGCGGCAGGGTTCTTGGCGCGAGATAGCCACAGACTCATCGTTTGCACGGCTTGCATAGGCCTTCCCCTTGTCGCGTGAAGAATGCTGATCTTTGGGCCTTGTGAGCTATTGAGCAAATCCTGCTCAAGCGCGAAGGCTTCCTTGGCTTTTCCTGCCATGCGAAGCGCCCAAGCGCGAAGGCGCGTGGCTTTCCACCCATAGTATTCGGCGCGGTGCGTCCATTGCGGGAATGATGGCACGGGAATCTTCTCCATGCGATCAAGCGCGGCGAGCGATTCTTTTGCCTTGCCTTGGTCGAGAAGAATTGATGCCTGCAACGCGATAGCTTCGCGGCGATTCGGATCGAGCTTTTCGGCACTGGCGGCGAATCGCAGGGCCGTATCGCCATCCGTCATGTTGCTCATATTCACCATCGTCTCGTAGCGATGCACGGCATCCAGGCTTTTAAGCGCAAGAGATTCCGCGCCGTAGCGGATTGCCTGCTCGCGCTGGCCTTGGATCATTTTTTCGTAGTGCAGGTAAAACTTGATGTTCGGCGTGAATTGATCGTTGAACTCAAGGATTCGCGTGTTTCGCTCATTGCTTGGGCGGCGCCCAAGCGGCGGCTTGTGGTGCGCGGTTTCGAGATCGCGGCGGCTCCAGATTTTGATCGTTTTGGTTGGATGCATGTTCTCATGCACCGGTCTCCACCACCAGCCGCTCTTGTAGCGAAAGAATCGTTCCCGTGGCGCACGCTTGTGCTGCTCGGGGATCACATAGTCGGTAAGAATCCAATCGCAATCTTCTGGGCATTCTGTCAGCGCCTTCAGGTGCGGCTCGACTTGAGACTCTGGCAGGATGTCATCAACATCAGCCCACATCACCCAGCCATCTTCGCCTGTAAGATCATAGGCAAGAGCGAACGCTTGATTGCGAGCGTTGGCGAAGTTGTCCAAGTGAAGCCAATCGGCGCAGAGTGGCGAGTTGCTGTATTTGGCGGTAACGCACCCAAGTTCCTTGGCAATGTCGAGAGTGCGATCTGGTTTGAGCGACCCTACAGCGCGAACGACAACGATCTCGTCGCAGATTTTCTTGTAGCTCTCAACGCATCGAGCGATGCGTTCTTCTTCGTTCCCTGCAATGAATGCAGCGACCAGTTTCTTTTTTTGGTTCATGTCTAAAAGGGTTGGCTTGTCAATAAAACAAAAAACCCGCCCTCTTGCAAGGGCGGGTTTCTGCAAACAAAAACCAACTGTCTAAGCTTACAGGCCAGTTGTGATGCGGATGATCGAGCTTCCGTCAACAACCTTCTCGGCCACATGCTGACGCACGCGGAGAACATTGCTGCGGCGGGCTTCGTCGCGATAGGTTTCTGCCACGAAGGGAACCGGAGAATCAGCGCCCCACAGGATCGAGCGGCCAAATCCACCAGCGGCGAATTCGCCACCGGCGATGTAGGCAAGAGCCATGTAGGTATCGCCCCAGACAAATCCACCAGAGTAGGCTTGGCCCTTCTTGGCGGTGTTCTTGGGTGCGCGGCCAACGAGAACTTTCTCGACGCCGACTGCCTGGGCAACTTCCTGCTCGGAGAGCAAGCGGGTGCTGTTGGTAGCAACAACGCCGAACATCTGGTTCTGAACTTTTGTGCTGCGGCGAACGCGCTCGAACAGAGTTGCAGACATGACGAGCGCATTGGGAAGCACGCCATACTTGGCGAGTTCCAACTTGCCAGCGGCCACATCGGCGGGAAGGTCGAATGTGGTGATATTGGCCTCGGTGTAAGCGGCAGTCGAGCCAGTTCCAGAGATGGCAGTCAAGCCATTCGCGGCATAGGTGAGAGCGGCAACGCGGGCTTCGTGGCCGATCTGAATTTGCGAGAGCAGCATGTCGGCAACGGCAACCTCGACATCGAGGAAGCGAGCCAAGTCGCGCTGCGTGGCATCAGGAAGGATTTCCTCAAGGCCGTATTCCGTGGCGGCAAAAGTGTCAGAGACAAATTTGCGGGACACGCGGGGATAGGCGCTGCCAGCGGCGATCTTCGTGGCATCGTCATTAAGAGCTTCGGACTGCCCAAGATTGATCTTGAGATATTCGCCGCTCTTCACGTCAGCTACGTAGATCGGCATGACTTCTGCGCCGATGAAAAGGTTTTGCTTATTGCTGCGGCCCTCGAAAACGGCCTGGGCAATGTCGCCTCGGATGGTGGTGGTTGTTAGTGCCATGGTATTGGTTCCTTAAAAATTAGAGCTTGGGAGCGTATTCGATCACGTCACCGGTTGCGCCACTATTGATCGCGGTGCCAAGGGTGAGAGCCGATGTAACAAGCGTGCCAACAATGACGCCGCCAGTGGTGGCGAAAACATTGAGTCCCGCAGTCACGGGGCCGGGAGAGACCAAGCCGAATTGGGTTGGGCTGAAAAGTTTCACGCTGCCGATGCCGGTAGCAGAAACATCTTCTTGAACAACGCCGATTGCCTCACTCGCAGTGACGAGCGCGGCGGCTGCATTGTCGCCGGAGACGCGCACCAGCGTGTTTGCCGAAATCGCACTCGCGAAGGAGAACGAACGGAATGTATTGTCGATTTGTGTAGCCATGATGATTAGAGATTGGAGAGTTGGTTGGAATCGCGAAGAGCGATGTATTCGGCGGGATGATTGGTCATCGCGAATTTGATCGCGGCGGTCTTGCTGCCGAGTTCGGAAGTTTTCGCTTCGATGAGTGCCTTAAGGTCGAACTTCTCGACGGGCTTCTCTTCGGCGGCTGCGCTGCCCTTCATGGGAGCGGATCCGAAATTTGCGATGATCGTATCCATCTTAGCTTCAAGCTTGGAGATAGGAGAGGCAGATTGGCAGTTGCACATTTCGTCCTTTTTCTCTTCAGCCATTTTCTCTTCGGGCTTCTCTTCCATCTTGTTCTTGTAGTCGCCAAAGGCGGTCTCAAGAGCGGAGAGGCGGGAGAGGATGTCAGCGATATCGATCTCGTCTTCTTTGACGATCTCTTCAGCTTGGGTCTTTTCGTCTTCCATATTGGTGAGATTTTTGTCAACTGCCTTTGCCTCGAAACTGAACAAGCCGGTAGGATTGGCGGCAGGGGTTTGGACGAGATCGGCGCTGTAAAGCTCTTCACATGATGCGAAGCGTTTGCCATCGATCTCGCGCACAGGGCCAGAGAAAGCGATCGAGATACCGAAGGTGTCTGGCAACTTCTCGGCGATTTCGAGAACATATTCCCGGCGCTCGGCGTTCTGGAGAAGGTTTAGATCGGCGACGAGTTTATCGCCTATGATGCGAAAATTGTCGCAGAATCCAACAATGTCTTTGATGCCCGCGCCGTGATCCAAGTTTACTTTCACACCGCCCGCGTAGGTTTCCGCGCAAGCCTTGACTTCGCGCAGGGTTTGAGCGTCCACGAAAAGGCCGTGGCCTTTGGCTTCGCCCACAGAAATAACAGAAACGCCTTCGATGATGTCGCTCATGCGAAGGCGCGAGTGTCAAAAGAAGAACCCCCGAATTACGCATTGTTAAGAGGCGCGGGGGTTATGATAAAGGTAGGTGCGATGGAGTCCAGGTCGCTCGGCTGCTCTATGTTTGTCCTTGGAGTAATAACGCACGAATGCGCCAAGTAGGGTAGGGGTCAACCATGCGGATGCCGTTCTACCTCCCTAGAGCTACGACCAATTAGCGTGCCGCCCTCAATGCCCCACCGCAAATTGTTTACCCTGCCGCGATGCTCTTCCGGACAACCAGAAGCCTTGCCACATCGCGCTTTTCAGTTCCGAGAACCTACTTCGTCCGGCATAGGAACGGGGAAAGATCAATCCTTGTATCGATTAACGATATCGTCAAGGTAAAATTCTTCCAAAGCAGCCTGCGCGAGCATCAGAATCTCAAGCTCATTTTCTTCGCGGCAGCCTACAATCTCGAACGATGTCGAGATTTCTGGCTTGATTCGGTTGGCTGAGATGTTGGTTGCCATGCCCGTCACGGGAACCTGCGCGGAGATGGAGAGCGCCACCGGCCCGGCCGCCGGTGACGCCTTTATTCCACACACAGCAACCGCACTGGAAATCTGAACCTGCGGCGAGCCGACTTTGAGCTTGCCGGTAACGCCGCGCTTGATCTCGACAACCACTCGCTGACGCTCGCGGTAGAAGCCCCCCGGCAGATCGCGGGCCACGATGGGCGGCGGTGGCGGGGGGCCGCTATCGATCTGAAGCAAACCCTGCGAGCCGATCGAGAGCGGCGTCGGGCTTGGCAGCAAGCCCTGCGTGGCGATGAGCAAGCTGGTAAGAATTGTCATCAGTCGCGAGAAACTGTCGTCGTTGTTGTCCCATCACCGCCGATCGTTTGCGCGATCGCACCAGCGGTGCGGCTCGTTGGCGTGACGGTGAGCGTGTCTCCGGTCTTCAGCCCGTGGATGAGATACATTTCATCGATCTCCGCGCCGACAGTTCCAGTGGGGTGATCGCCCCGCGTAACGAGCGGATCGCGCACCGTGGTGAGTAAATACTCGTCGCCTGCCGTCGGCACAACGCACCAGTTGGAATCCACGGTGGCAGTGTCGGTGCCGGTATCGAAAGCAAGAATGAATCGCGCCTGTTTCTCGTCGGTGTCTTGGTTTGTGACGACGATTGTTTGCCCGACGCACAAGGTTCCGATTGGCTCAAGCGTGATTGTATTCGTAGTCGCTGAAACCGTCTGTCCATCTGCGATGATACGCTCGTCGGCAATTTGGCGAAGCCTCTTCCCCGCCGATCTGTTGACGTTGTGCGTTGCACCTGTGAGAACTTCATCCCACACTGCGTCGGCGATGCCTGCGGTGGTGGCGGTGGAGAGATCGTTCACAAGAATTTCGGCGCTACCATTCCATGCTATAAAGCCAGAGGATACAGGAGTGATCGCGCTTGAATAAAAAACAACCTGATAGGTTCCCGCCGTAATTGCTGGCATGTCGCCAGAGTAAAATCTCGTTGTGCCGACTTCGCCGCAAGTGATCGCTGCGCCGACCGTGATGCCGGTTTGGAAAAGTTGCGCGGTGATCGAAAGCCCGCTTGTCGGTTGTGCTGTGTTTAGTTCTTTTGCCATGCTTATTAGTTAGTTGGTTCCCATTGCCGCTCTACACGATCCTCAAACCACACAACAACCGGATTCCATTCGCCAGACTCGGGTTTATCAATCTTTACCAATGGAATGATCGTTGGTTCAACCCAATCCTCCGGTGTCGGGTATGGAGCCAAGGTATCCATACGCGGGTTCCCCTCGTCATCCAATACAATTGAAATAAGTTCCTTCCTACCGTCAGCGAATACTACTCCGTATGTTTTCATATTTTTAAAATTACGATCCGTAAGCGACTTCTACAACGTCTACCGCTGCAACCCAGCGCCATGTCTCTGAAGCGATTCCGGTAACTTCCACCTTCAAGGCATCATTGGTATCATTTGCCGTAATGCTGATGCTGGTGCTAGCGGCCTCGTCTGTTCCAATAGTATTCACGGTTCCTACAAGTGAAGTAGTTCCAGCGACATTCTTGATAGAGAACTGGCGGATGTAGCTTGCCGCCGCCGTCCCATCACTCTTGATGCCAGCGATGTTGATTGTTCCTGTGAGGTATTTGTTAGTCGGGATCGTGAGGCGGGTGGCGCTGCCGTCGAGGAATAGCTCGACTGCGGCGTTCGTGGTCGTCTTGTTCCGCATGACGAAGCGGGCGCGCTGGGCGTCTCCGTTGTTTGAATATGCCCCAGCAAAATTTCCAGCGCAATGCGCTTGCATTCCATAACGATCAGCCCTTCCTCCAGCGCCACCATTACATGCTGAAATTTCGCCTGATGCTAAATTAGTTCCTCCAGCGCCCGAATTGTGTCCGCCTGCGGCAATTGCTCCTGCACCAGACGCTTGATTTTGATAGCCTCCATAAACTGAAGAATATGCTCCGTTTGCAGTGCTTCTTGCTCCTCCTAAAATTGCAGAATTTGATCCGCTTGCAACTTGCGAACTACCAGATTTTTCAATTTGTAAATCTACCGCCCTTACTCCACGCGCACTTCCGCCAGTTGTTACATCTGGTTTCGGCCCAAGGATAAACGCCCCTGTTCCTTTCGGCGAAAGGACGAGGCTGGAGTTGGTTTGGCCTGCGTGCTGGTTCGTGATAGCAACATTGGCCTGCGTGGAGGTGGTGGCATCATCAATGTTAATGTCGCTACCCTGTGCCGTCACGCCACCAGTCCCATCCGCCCGTGGCACAGCATTGTCCACCGTGCCCAGCGTTCCGGCAATCGTGCCCGTCCCGCCTACGATGACTTCCGCTCCAGCAGAGTCTTTGATGTAGGCTTTATTATCACTCTTGATGTAGAGAGCCGCGTCTCCGCTGTTCGGTGTAAGTCCGGTGCTGTGCGTGAAAATCGCGGCGTTTGCGAAATGTCGGTCTGGTGAAGGCATGGCTTTTAGTTGTTAATTGGTTCCCATTTCACTTCCACGCGGTCATCGAACCACTCAAGGTGGCTCACCCATTCACTCTCCGACCCCGGAGGATCAGCTTTGATTAGCTCAACAAGCGTGGGATCAACCCAATCTTCTGGCACAGGATATGGTCGGATTGTATCCATGCGAGGATTTCCTTCATCATCCAGCACAACGCTGGAAAGATATTTATCACCATTTGAGAATATGAGTCCGTATGTTTTTAGCATAATATTAAGTTCCGTAAGCAACCTCAACTGCGTCCACAGATGCTACCCACCTCCATGTTTCAGATGCAACACCTGTAACCAAGATACGAAGGGTATCATCTGTATTATTTGCAGAAAGCGCAATCGTTGTTCCTGCCGCGTTATCGGTTCCGATAGTCACAGGAGCATAAACTTCTGTCGATGTTCCTCCAACATTTTTCACGCAATATTGGCGAAGGTAATGGGCAACGGCAGAACCATCCGATTTAGTTCCAGTAATGTTGATCGTGCAAGCGATGATTTTACCAGATGGAATTCCAAGATATGTCGTAGACCCATCAAGAGCCATCTCGACTCCAGTGTTCGTGGTAGTCTTACAGCGAAGGACAAAGCGGGCGCGCTGGGCATCGCCATTTGCCGCAAAGCGTCCTGATGAGTGAGCTTGCATTCCTCGTCTATCTGAAGTTGCTTGTTGTCCAGATAAAATTCCAGAATAAATACCTGAAGATGTGTTGCTTATTCCTCCGGCAATAAATGAATTATCTGCGCTCGATTGATTGTTTTCTCCCAACGAAAAAGCACGGATTCCTGTTGATGAACAATTAAATCCAATAGCTACCGCTGTATTTCCTGAAGCTGTATTTGATAATCCAGCAACAAACGAATAGACTCCACTTGCAATTGTTGTTGCGCTTCCGCCAAACACTCTTGATTGCAAATCAATTGCATTTGCTCCTCTGGCATTTCCCCCAGTCGTTGTCCCATCAGGTTTTGGCCCAATAATTAACGCGCCATTTCCTTTCGGCGAGAGGACAAGCGCGGAGTTGGTTTGGCCTGTGTGCTGGTTCGTGATGGCTACATTGTTCTGCGTAGAGGTGGTGGCGTCGTCGATGACGATGGCGGAATTTTGCAGGGTCGCGCCCCCCGTGCCGTCTGCGCGGAGGATGGCGTTGTCAACGGAGCCGGTGGAGCCACTCACTCCCGCCGCTGCCGGTGGTGCTGGAATGTTTGCGCCAATCATGACAAAAGAATCAAAGCATTTTTCTCTGTGGGCTGCGGGAATTTAAGCTCAAAAGAGCCATCAAAAACTGAGCGATCCCCGCCGAAGTTCAGCGTGCAAAGAACTGCGTTGCCTTTACTGGCGTTGTAAACCACCGCCCCGTGCGCGGTGAAGGATGCGCGATCGATCTTAAGATCGTTGAATGTGACATAGGCGCTTGATCCCGCCATGCCATTCTTGAAGCCTGTGAGCGTATAGCCGCCGCGATCATAGCCGGGGCCGGAGACTTCGCCATTCTCGGTGTAGGCTTTGAGTTCCGGCCCGATCACGGCGCGGCTTGTATAGAGCGCGATTTTGTAGGTGTCTGTCGGTTGGTGGACGCCGAGCAGGAATGCCTGCTTGGCTGATAGTGCGATGCCTTGTGCGATCATTTGGTTTTGAGTTGTGCGTAGCAGACTGCTGCGCGTTGGGTTGAATCTGGATATTCGGAGATCATCGTGTCATCGGCCATGCAGCGCGAGACGAAATCCTTTTCGTTCTCGCCCGCGCTCGGTGTAGGCATGACGAGTTCGGTAGGCTCTGGCAACGAGAGCGAGCGCACGCGCCCGTGGTTATCGCGCTCCAGAGTCATGCGCGGGGCGTTGCTGGCAGCTTCCTTCGCGGCCATGCGTTTCACCTTCGCCGCCGCCCAAGTCTGCCCAGCATCCCCGCCCCAGAGCGCCCAAGCGATGCGGCCTGCGGATGGAAAGCCATCTTCGCCCGGAGAAAAGCCTTTGCCCTTCTTATCGACTTCGTGGCGCGAAAAATACGAGTGCATGCGCTTCACGGTATCGTCGGAAAGATTGTCGCCATTGGCGATATTGCGCGCGCGGGCCACGCCGATATTGGTTCCGCCGCGCCCGTATTCACGCCGCCATTCCAAGCCGCGCTTGGCTTCTTCGATCATGCCCTTGGTGGGCTTGTGCTGATCGGCTTGGAATTCGGCTTGCACTGGCTCGGCGGGGGCCGGAACTGCCTTCGCTTGGATCAATTCATCGGCGGCTTCTTTGCTCATGCCGAACACCTCAACAAAGATAATCGCCACCTGTTCCGGCGTAAGCGTGCCGCGCCCCATAGCATCAAGGATTCCAGCCAAGGCATCCGTGCCGCCGATGCCGATGGAATCAATAAGTGGCGGCTCATCTTTTTGGCCGGGTTGGGCGACCGCATCGATTTCAGTCTTGACAACAGAATCGGAAATGCGAATCGGCTCAAGGCTATACTCAATGCCTAAATCCTTGATCATCGCCGCCTCCTTCGCCCTAGCGCGGAAGGCTTCTTCGTAATCCTCTCCCATGTCGCTGTAAATCTGCCCAGCGGTTTTGAGTCCCGCCTTCCACAAAGCAATGTCGGCATTGGCTTCGCGGCCATAATCAATCGATACTTTCGCAGGCCAGCACCAGCGGCCATCAAGAAGGAATTCGTTGTCGGGAAGCAGGCCGCGAGATTGGGCGTCGAGAAGCACGATGTTCTTGATGCGCTCAAGGAACTGTGATTCCAAGAGCCTGCGCCAGCGAGCAAAGGTGCGCTCCGCCATCGCGGCTTCCATGCGAGCCATTGGGCCGCTTTTATCGGCGTCGAATGCAAAGCCGTAGGGCAGGCCAACCGACATGCAGATGTGGGATTGAACGAGACGCACGAACTCGCCGAACGCTCCGCCTGGGCGATCGCTTTTGAACATCTCCATTTTCTCGCCGGGACTGAGATAGTTGATCGCGCCTGGATCAATGTTAGAAAGTTTTTCAGTCTGTCCGAGATCATTCTGGTTGCTGGTGGCGAAGTAGTCGGCAGCGTCGGCAGATCCGTTTTCGGTGACGATCACGCCGGTCTGATACGAAGCATATTTGATCGCTTGGATTTCGGCCTTCAGAGCTTCCTGCAAGTCGCGAGCCGCATTGAGTGCGGTAGCGAATGCCGAGCGCCCACGATATTCGTCAAGGCGGGTGGCGTCGAAAAGGTGAATGAACTCGGCAGCAGGGATGTCGGTGGGCGAGATGTATTGATTATTGATCGTGCGAACGAATATCTGGTAGCTGGAAGGTCGGCCATATTCGTCAAGATTGATACCGCCGATGTAGGTATCCGAATCAATCAAGCGGTTGTAAGGCGAACCAATGCGATCGGCTTCGACGGCCTGTAATTTTAGCTCGCCCTTGTCGCGAACGATGATGAACCCGCAATCGCCATCGCGAAGGATCGCTATCACCGCGAGTTGAAGCAGCGTGACGAAATCATGTTTGCGCAGGAAATCGCAACCCCTGCACCAGTTGCGCCAGTAACGCTCGACTTGCTCATCAACATCCTTATCGCCCGTGCGGGCTTGGTAGGTGAGGCGTCCGGAAACATAGGTTGCAAACTTCAAG